GTACCGTTTTCATTCAACGTAGTTGAATTATTTCTAATCTTAAAACCATTACTTAAAAAATCTACTGCTATATCAGCAGTATTGTATTCTGCATCACTTAATGATGCCACTATACCTTTTTGAACTGGATTAGCAGGACTTCTTTGATTATCAAATTGGTACCAATATTTATAGTTTGAATTAGCTTTAAATATAATAAAAGCTGGTTTGAAACCAGTATAATTAAATGGTCCGTCTGCATTTTGATTACCGATAAATTTACCTGACTTTGAAAACCCTTGTATATCGGTAAAACAATAGGTCA